GTCAACAAACCCTGAAGTCTTGGATAGACAGATAAAGGATAATGATATTCTTCGTGCCTATGTGAAGGAAACAGGGAAGCTGCCCACGCATATCGGGGTCGCCACGAACCGTAAGGACTTCCTTCTCAACCAGCAGCGCAAGCTACTCGAAGAGTACGGGGACGCGAACCCTGTACGGAAGATTGGCTTAAAGGCTGCGTTAAGGAAAGTGAGGCAGGGGCTTATCGTGGCAGATAACGACCTTACCACCGCCTACCAAAGAATAGCATCCGATACCGAAAAACTAGGGGCCACAAAGGAAAGGGACGCAGAGTTGGAGAAACAGGATTTAGGTGAAGGCCTGAAGAGAATTGCAACATTGAGAGCCTTATTACCGCAGAGCGTGTTAGAGATGGGAAACAGGGGGCCGAAAGAGGAAGGCATTGGCAAGGGAGGGAGTATGTTTGATTATATATTCTTGGAGAAGAACGCCAAGGGTGACGGGTATTCCGATGTGAGGGATGTATTCAGACCCTACCTAACCCCGCTCAATGTGGGGTTAGGCGGGAAGCCTCTGGGCGAAGGTAAAGGGGGCAACACAATTATCATCAACAGTTGGGCAACAAAGGTGTCAAGCGGAATGGAGCGTCCCGAAGGTGATGAAAAATTCATACGGTCAATCGATGCTTTCATCGACAAAGACACCGGCAAGCTAGATAGGGTTAAACTGGAGGATGCTCCCGACCCCATCCAAGCGCAGTATTGGGCTTACCGTAGGGCAAAGGACGAGTGGGAAAATGCATATACAGACCCAGCCACCGCGACTACCCCAGCAGCCGCGACACCGGTGCAACCTGCTGCCGTGACACCGGTGCAACCTGCCCCCGTGACACCGGTACAACCTGCTGTCGTGGCTCCGCCAGCCGTTACGAATTACCCAGCTTCGTGGTCAACGCCGCTGGAAGTGGAGCCTCCGGCTTGGCCGCGACCGGCAGCAGAGAGCAAGACGTTCCAAAATTGGAGAGATACAGTAGCCAGAGTTGCCGCCCGCACACAGGCTGAAGGCAGGTCGCCAAATGCAGCGGAGATAACGGAGATAGCGGAAGCCACTGCCGCCAAGGACGTTGAGGTTATGAGGACAATGATATTGGAACACCCCATCAACCCTAAGACCAACAATCCGTGGATGGTTGGTGATAGGATGAAATATCTTGGTCGAGACTACCTCTTCTACGGCGGGGAGTGGCACTTGGAATAACGCAGGAACAGCAATGGCTGATGAATTAAAACAACCCCCGCTCCCCTTTGAGGTGTTGCCGCCCCTTGGTGAGAAGGAAAAGGATGAGGAGAAGGAGCCTCTTCCTTTCGAGGTGTTACCTCCTAACCGTATGCCTACGTCCACATCCTTCGGGCGTAGCTTGGGGTTGCGCCCGATTGAGGAGGTGTTGCCCGAAGAAGCACCTGCCCCCAAACGCGAGCTTGCCACTTCCCCTGTGATTGAAGAGATGAAGGCTAAGGTGGAGGCCGAGGTGGAGCAGGGTGGAATCTGGAAGCTGCGGGATGAGGCAGATGAGGTATCAAAGCAGTTTCAGGCGATTAGGGCCGAGCAAGTGGAAGCGGAAGCCATGAAGTTGCCAACAGGGGCGATGCGTGATAGGCGGTCACTTTTACTTGAGGAATGGAACAAGAAGAATGCCGAGCTTCAGGCCAGAAGGGCGGCTTTTGAGGAGAAGACTGGATTTACCCCTGACGAGTATGGTCGCTCCGAGAGGGAGATTAAGCTGCTTCGGGAACAGGGGGGTGAAAGGGAGCGTATAAGGGGCTTGGAGGAGATGAAGAGGTACGGGGATGCAGGGACGATTGGGCATTACGGATACGGCGAAGATAAGGCAGGTAAGCAAACCTTCTTGCGTGACTTTAATGTTGCGGCAGAGATGATTCGTGACGAAGCCCTGCCAACAATGCTATTTGGGCCATCCGTTAGGAGATTTGAGGAAGACCGGCCCAATAAAGGGATTCTCCCGTGGAGGAAGGGAATAGGTGAAGCTTTTTGGGAAGACTGGAACTCGCAGCCAAAGGACAGGAATAAGGGGATGAAGATTCTGGACGGCGTGGTTGCTGCTGTCTTTGAGGGAACTCCCAAAACTCCGTGGCACGCTGTCGCTCAAGATGGAATGGATGCGGCGGATGAGTCATCGGCCAGTGTTGATAAGAAGTATGGGAAGGACTCTTGGGAAGCCCAGTATTGGGGAGCTACTATGGGAGTCACCAAGACACTTCTGGGATTTAGTGACGTGATGTTTGGGAATGTCGGAGGGTTGGCAACCCTTGGCGCTGGCGGGGCGTTAGCGAAGACGGCTCAGGCAGCAAGGGGTACAGCAGCCGGAACAGCCGCAGCAGCCGCAGCAGCCACAGGTGAAGCCGCGCTGGCCGTCCACATCGCTGGACAGATTCAGCTTAGTTTGCCCAGCGTGTTGGATACGATGTACGACCCCAAGGCTTCCATTAAAGAGAAGTCAGAAGCACTTTCAGGAACCGTCCTAGCCGCCTTCTTTGTTGTCAAGCTAGGGAAGAACTCAGCCAAGACGCTTGAGGGAGCCTTGAAGTCCCAGTACGGGGTTGACATTAACCTCGAAACCGCGACAAGGGCCGAGCTTAATAATGCTGGGGTGCGGATAGTTCGGGTGAGGGAGAATAGGGCTGCCAAAGCCGAGGGGAGAGAGCCGATTACCCCGAAAGAGGGCGAAACCCTCACAGAGTACGCAACCAGAGTTGCGGCGAGGGTGACGTTGCCCAAGTTAAAGGGCGAGCATCAGAGGACGTTTAACCGGAAGGTTGGGGAACTCCAAGCCCTTGACCGGATGCGGCTTGAGGAGCGGAAGAGCGGGGAGGAAATCCCAGTGGAAGAGACAACCATTGTGGAGCCAATACTGGGCGAACGTCCGGCCAGACCGTTGCTTGAAGCGGAGCCGCAGCCGATTGTTGTGCCTCCAGAGGTGTTAAAATTTGAACCAGAACCCGTTGACCGTAGAGCCGATGCCCCCGAAGCAGGGAGCGTGGAAGCGTATTACGGTGAGAGGGGGACATTGCAGGTACAGCCCAAGGAAGTTGCTGGGGTGCGTCAACCAGCGTGGACGGCAGCGGAGGCTGTTGAGGGGAAGATACCTAACGCCTTCTACGGCACTCCGAAGATGGAGATTGAGTCAGGCTTGAAGCTTGACTTGGGCAGCGAAAAACTTATGAGGGGGCCAACTGGCGAGACGGCTCAAGGGGTAGGAAGGTACGCAACCTCGCGCCGCAGTCAAGCGGAGCATTTCGCAACAAGCCGAGGGAAGAAGGTGAAGGATTACCTTATTTATGAGTATGATTTGAACATCAGTAAAGATGCCATCCTGTATAGGGACGGCAAAAGGGGCGGAATCAAGCTCCAGCCCAAGGTGGTTCAAGAGGCTTGGAAAGATTTTGTCGAGAGGCTGGAGAAGAATCCGACAAAAAACGAACGCCAGCTTAATCTTATCTATGAGTACGGAGACTCGTGGAATGGGGGCCATCTTTATGGTCAGCTTGTAGATTACTTCGGTGCTGAAGCAAAAATGAAAGCCGGAAAGTGGACGGACGAGGCAATATATGTAGGACAGACAAGGGCTTCTAAATACTTAAGAGACAAGGGCGTTGATGCTTTGTCTTACCAGCGAGGGGAGAGGGAAGATTTGAGTTCCAATCGCGTAGAAGGCACATACCCAGCTTATGTGATTCTCAACACAAGCAAGGCTCGCATTGTTAGCGTTAAGAATAAGGCTGGCGAGGAACTGCTCAAGGATAAAGCTCCCTTCGCCTTTGCGCCGGATAAGCCTACCGCACCGAAGGAGCCTGTCGTCGAGCCAGTAGACCCAACCGACCCAAGGGTTATGGAGATGGTGGAGAGGTTGCGGGAGACAAGGGGGCGCGAGCTTGAGAAGCCTACACCGGAAGAGGTGATAAGAGAGGAGGTTGCGGCAGAGGAAAAGGTTGATGCATCAACCTTGGAAGCCAAGACGGATGTTGCTGACGAGCTTATCAGGCTGCACGAGGAGATGGGTGTCGCCCCGCCAGACAAGGCAATCCTTGATGCCTTGCGGGAAGAACCCGCCAAACCCGCAGCCAAAGCTGCCGCAGAAGTGGTGGTGGAGGATGCCAAGGTGGTTGAAGCTACCGAGAAGGTTGTCGAGGCAGAGGCCGCGACTGAGGCGGCTGCTGAAATCGCAGTCATTGCGTCAAGGATGCCTGATATGGGTGTGAAGATGAAGAAGCTGGTCGAGCGGCACGTTGACTTCTTGCGAAAAGATGGGGCTACGGCAGAAGAACTAGGGATGGCTGCCGAGCTTGAGGCAGACCCCTCGTCATTCTACGAAATGTACCCGACTAGCGAATGGGCGCAAAAGCTTACAAAGTACACTGAAGCAGAGGTGAATGTGCTGAACGAAAGCCTGAAGGCGTTGAAGGAACCGCCAGAGGCTCTCAGGGGGCTGGTCGAGGGAGTGCTTGTTGACCATAAATATAGGGCTTGGAAAAAAGCCAGAGAAGCCAAGTCCAAGGAAAGCGGTAATCTTGAGAAGGAATACAGGGACGCCCTTCAGGCTTGGAGCAACGAAGGAACCAAGAAGGGGCAATGGATTCAGGCCCAAAGATACAACCCCCACAGGTCTCCAGAGGTGGCTCTGGATGCGATACAACACCGCATAGAAAGCAGCGTTGGCGGCAAGAAACTTACGCCCAAGCAGAGCGGAGAGCTTCTCGAACTTATTGAGAAATCGCAAGACACCCTAAAAGAGTTTCAGGAATTACAGAGAGAGTACCATAGAGACCCGACTGAACCGACAGGCAAGGCATTTGATGCCGCTTACGAGTCTATGGTGAAGGCTGAAGCAGCAGCAAGAGCGCAGTGGGAGTTTTTGCGCGACCATGAACCCCAGTTATGGGCAGACATCTATGTGTCCATTCTTCAGGGGAACCTACTTACCCCCGCAACACTGGTTCTTAACCCTGTGGGGAACATAGTGCCGCTCCCCTTCAGGGCTGGGTCAAGGACAGCCGCTAGGGTTGTAGACCTTATTGATGAGTTCCTCCTTACCCCATCAACCCCGTGGATTGGGAGGGGGTCAGCGGGGACTGCCAAGCTTAAAAAGCTTCGTGCGGAGTTAAAGGGGTTTGACAAGTCGGAACCCGCTCACGGCGAGATACTTGCCGAAATAGCGGAGGTTAAGGCTGGAATCAAGGCAAGCGAAACAACGGTTCGAGCAGGGAGACTCAAGCTGGAGGCATTGCGCGAGGAGTTGAAGGGCTTGGACAAGTCAGACCCCGCCTACATTGAGAAGATGGCTGAGATTGCTAGGCTCGAAAAGGAAACTATGGGTGAGGCAGTCCTCCAGCCTTTGAGGGGTTCTGGGGCCAAGCTTCGCGGATTTGCAAAGGGACTTGGGTGGGACAGGCTCACGGAGTCACTCAACGCCTTCAAGGAAGCCCCAAAAGGGGAAGGCAGGGCTGCCTTCATGGGAGCCTTCAAGCATCGCAGGTATGCTGACGCACTCAGCACCTTTTTCTACGGCCAGAAGGTTAACATATACGAGGCAAGACCTGAGCTTGCGATGACACCGTTAAGTCCCGGAAAAGCATTGGCGAGGCTTTACCGAAGCGTATCAAGCAAGGAAGGGCGGCTGGGGGCCGAGGGCTTCGTGAAGAATCTTGCCGTAGGGATTGGCGGGCCGTTCCCTAATTTAATCTTCAGGCTCTTGGGTATGGGCGACCTTCCGTTTCGTCAAGCGGAGATGTATAGGGTGATAGAGAATTATGCGGAAAGGCTTGCCAAGGCAAAGGGGTGGAATAAGAAGCAACAGGATTTATATATTGCGCGAGCGCGGAAGGCTCCTGAGCTAGTGTTTACCGAGAAGCAGTTGGAATACTTTGAGAATGAAGGAGCCAAGGCAAGCTTCCAGAATGAGACTTGGGCTACTCGCGTTCTTTCGTGGGCTAATGTGGGGATGAGGGGGCCGAAGAGGAAAGGGGCATTGGGGGCAGCAGGGCGCGGGGTGTATATGGGATACAGAACCGTCACACCATACCAGAAAACCTTGATGAACATATTCGGGGAGCTTGGAGGAGCTACGCCGCTTGGGATGGTGGAGGCTTTTAATCCGTATCTGAACAGGGCGCAAAAGAAGTATGCGATAGGAAGGGCGGCTTTCGGCACTGGCCTGTACTTAGCAATTCAGGCCATAAGGGATGCAACTAATGAGAATATTATTTCCGTTGACTATTCGACTGGAATGACAACAGAGAGGAAGGCGTCTATCAGATACTTGTCGAACAAGCACAAGGCGCACGGAACCCTCAACATGTCTGCTGCCAAAAGGTTTTGGAACACGGGAGACTCTGGGGGAACGCAAGTCGGTGACAACATAATAGACCTTCAGAAAGCTGGCCCTATTGGCGACATAATGCTGGCGAACGCCGCTTGGGGCGACCTGATGGAGACGTTGCCGCCGAAGGAGAGGAAAGGGGTTGAGGACAACTGGTACAAAATGCTGGCCTCCCATGCGTACCAGTCGGCTAAATATAAATCCAGATACCTCTTAAACCAGAGCTTCGCGCAGAACGCGAGGGATGTTGCTCAAAGCATTTTTCGTGGCGACGACCCGCAGCAATGGGCGAAACCATTTGCCCGCGCACTGCCCGCACTGGCAATCCCCAACACCCTTGACTGGCTTTATGGTCATTCGGCAGATAACCGCTGGCTGCGGAATTACAGGAGTGATGACGGGGCCGTAGGTGAGCTGAAGCAAGTCTGGAAGAAGAAGATGGAGGCGATGGGGTGGGCGACTTCCGACGGCAAGTGGAGCGAACAGGCAGAGGGCAGGAATCCCCTTATATTTGATATGTGGGGGCAACCCGTTGAACGGGTCAGGGAAGGGGCCACCTTGCTGGGGATGAAGAAGGTCAACCTTGCCAGTTCGCTTGAGCGTTACGCGCTCAGCGGTTTCGCGGTTTTGCAGCAAGGGGAGGTTCCCAATAACCCAGCGGCCAGAGTGATTTGGGGGCTTTGGAAAGCCACAAGGGATAGCGAGCTTGTGCCTCCCATCCCAAGGCGGGACATATCCCGTGAGGGTGTGAACTATAAGCTTAATCGTGACCAATACGCTGTCTACCAAAGGCTGGTGGGATTGCGCCGTATGAAAGGGCCGCCCGCTCCACCACGGAGAGCCAGATGGCCTTCTGGAACAGAGAAGGTTCTGGGTACGAGTTGGGCAGGTATGGATGCGCTGATTGGGTTAACGGGCCAACAGAAGACCGGCAACCATTACAAGGGAGGCACTACCAATTTTGAGGATTTGACCGAAGAGGAACAAGTGAAGGAAATCAAGAGGACGTATGACGGGGCAAGCAGGAGTGCTGGGGATTATTTGGTTAAGAACTTCATGCTCGACAAGCCGACACCTCCGAACCTACTCGCCCTAGCTGGAGTGGACTTGAGTAAGCCGTGGGATAGTATGACCCCGAAGGAACAGGCTGATGCGGAGAAAGAAGCACGGGCAGTCATCAAGGGCTTCTCAATCAATTTAGATAATTTAGATAAGCTTGAGGTCACAGAGAAACCATCTGGCAGACTCAAGAAATAGGGTGGAGGGTTGAAACATCGCAGATACATCAAGAACAGGGAGCGTTGCAGAGCTTGCAGTTGCGTCGAAATTGGTTGAGCTTGGGTTCACGGTAAGTTGGCCCTTGAATACAGACACCTACGACCTAATAGCCGAGAAGGATGGCTCGGTCAAACGCATCCAAGTTAAGACGGCCACAATGTCAAAGCACCGGAGTTATCGGTGCAGCCTGTCACATGGTACGGGGAAAAAGAGGAGGGCGTACGAGAGTAAGGACTGTGACTTCCTGATTCTGTTCCTGCCTTACTCAAGGGATTACCCTGACATCTCAATGGACGGGTACTACATTATACCCGTGTCGGCTGCCGGTAACAGCACCGCCTCCGCTGTTCTCTTTCCGGCAGGGAAGGGCAAGGGAAACATTATGATGTGCAAATGGGAGAAATATAAAGATGGGTGGAAGAACATTTAGAAGCAAGTTCCCAAAGAGTTGGGTAGGTAAGCAAGTCGAAGTTGAATGGCTAGACCCCGCTGGCTACGTTCAGAGTGAGCTTTCAAGGGTGAAGCCCTGCCCGTGCGTAACCAGCGGAATCTTGCTCAAGGTTTACCCCAAGTTTGTGGTGATAGCGTCCAGCCTGTACTCAGAGAAGGAGGATGACCCTATCGTGGACGCAACCGCAATCACCAAGGGATGTGTCACTGGGGTCAGGAGCATTTAGCCTCCTCCACCATCATACCCAGTATTCCCCTGCGCTGTTTCTTTAGCTCAAAGTATTCCACTCTGGCCTTCTCGCTGCTCCAGAGATACTCACCTCCGGCAACCTCGCTCCTGTGCCAGCTCAGTTCCTTCAATCGCTCATCAATGGCCTCCAAGTCCTGCTTGCGTTCCCATCGGCTCCTTGGCGGGTTGCCTTTCCTTGGGTTACTGGTCTGCCACTTGCTCCAAGACCGGACACGCTTATCGGGGGTTATCCACCCGACAGCCGAAATCAGGTTCAGTATGTTCTTCATCCTGTCGGGCTCAATCCCAAGCCTCCTAGACGCGACTGTAACTTCGTCATCGGAGAGGGAGTCCAGCTTGTCAGAGTTGTTTCTCCTGCACTCACCCTTCACCCACTCCCAGACAGCGCATGAAGCGGGGTCATTGGATTGGATGGATTCCATGTCAGGGTCATGCATCTGGGTGCTGCTATTCTTATACCATTCTGCGCTCATGTTGATACCTCCTCCAAGGTTGATGCATCAACCTTTTCAGGTTTGTTGCTAAACTCCTTGCGCTTGCGGGCAAGCTCCTTCCTTTTGAGTTCCCTGCGGAAGTCTTTGTAGTAGTCAATGGCATCTCTTATGCACGGGGCATAGCCCCTCTTCAGGTTAAGCCCTATCTCCGTCTCGATTCTACGGAATCCGTTTATTGCGGAGCCGTGGTCTTTGCCGCCGATAGCACCCCCGATTCTGACGTAAGACATCATCTCCATCTTACGGAGAAGCCAGTAGCAGGTCATCCTTGCCATCGCAATCTTCTCATTGCCCCTTCTCTTTTCGAGTATGTCTTCAGTCTCAACACCGAAAGCCATTGCCGATGCGACAACAGCCATTCGTGTTAATGTAAGTTCCGCCTCATTCGGGACGTATGGTTCCTTGCTCTTCTTTTTTGTGTTCTTTTTCATATTAACTTCTCTCCATAAAAACTCCCCCATCCCTGAACCTGCGTTCGCGTCCAAGGAAAGGGGAGGTTGGTTAACCTAGTGTTTATTAAAAGGGTGCTGCTTCTGTTCCAGCCACGACTGCCTTGGGGGCTTCGCCCGTGACTTTCTGGACTTGAATGCCAACTCTCTTTGTTCCTTCTTGGTCTTCCTCAATCCATCCCGAAAGGGACAGGGTAACCTTGTTGTCTTCGTCGGCGACTTCCTTTAGTTCGTTCAGGTCAAGCTCGACCACCTTGCCAGTGTAATCTGGCTGCTTGCTTCCCTCCTGTTTCTTTTCGTTTTTGTAGAGGTAGGCTTTCTTCGCTACCTTCATGTAGCGGCGTTTATTTTCTTCAGGCATAATACTATTCCTTGTTTACCTTCTCTCTGATTCGACACGCCCATCCCTCCAAAGCACTCACTACGGAGAGGAGCCGTTCACGGACGGCAGGGGTAATCGGGCCATTGAGATTTATCTTCCTCATCGCTTCCAGTTGGCCCGTGACGGTGTAAGCGAATTGATTTAAGGCGGTGCAGTCTTCTTTTCTGGCGCACCAAGCGCAATAACTGCAAGGCCAAGGCGACCTTGTTGGGTCGTTTACTGAATCCATGATGCTGTAAACTATATGTTGTGCCTCGGCTAAACTCAAGTCGAAAGTCTCAGCCTTCTTGTACCTTGAGTAAATCAGGTGGCAGGTCAGCTTCGCCTCGCCAGACTTCTGCATGACGCCCAAGGCATACGCTGCCATCTGTTGTCGGTAATCCCTCACCTGCCCTGTCTTCAGGTCGAACAAGTGGCCCTTGCAGTAGGCGTCCACGCTTCCGAATGAGACAGCAACCCCATCCCGCATTATCTCCACCTTCTGCTCGGTTATCAGCTTCTTCCTGCCGCACACTGACAGTATATATTGCGCTGCCCAGACAACCTCCTTGGGGTATTTAGATTTGTTTGACATTAGCAATCCAAGCTTTCGTTCGTTTGAGTTGTAGTTGTTCTCTAAGCCAAGTGTTCTCGCTCTGAGTAATTCCAGTAAGGGCGCAGTCAACCTCACTCCTGCTGGCCTTGGGGTCAGCCAGTATTGTGTAGGCAATCTTCTCCCATTGCTCCAATTTAGTTTCTTTCATATATAAAATGCCAGTTTGATGACGAGTCCAAGGAACGCCAGTGCGATTAGTATCTCTGCCACAAGCTCAAAGTCCCTGAGATTCATTGTGTTACCCTATCAGCCAGTCGCTTGTCTTGGGTTTGTAAGGGGGAGCCTTCCCGCCGTGTTCGCGCTTGTATTCACACCGCTGGCAGACGAGCCTATCCAGCCAGACCATTGGGTTGAGGCCTACCTCCTTTGCGTCTGACATTTCATTGTCGCTTAAAGTTATCTCGATTAGCTTTTTGCAGTCTATGCAGTTTGTCTTGTGCGTCATTACTTATTCCCTATAATTTTGCTTAACGGAATCAGGATTAGCTCTGAAGCGTTGTTCTCGCCTCCCGATATTATGTTTGCTTGGTTTGTTTTTAATAGGTGTTTCACCCTCCTTTTAAGTGTGATAACCGGAAGAATGACGATGAACTTAATCTCATCGTCCTTTGTCATGATGTGCGCCCAATAGTCTGCCTTGGTCACGGACAGCCCGCTGGGTCTTGAGTTGCATCTTATCTCTACGGCTAGGTTGCCAGTGTCTACCCATAAATCCCTTTCTGTTTTTACCTCTACCTTCCCTCGGTTGAGTATGTCTGCCAAACAACCTTCGTACTTCTCCCCGAACTTGAGGTCTACATCGAAGTCAGGGTTGTATGGCATTATCTCTTAGCCCTTTCCTTCCACCGCTCAACCTCTTCCTCAAGTTTGGTGATGGTAAAACACAGGTCTACAATTTGAACTCGATGCTTCTCGCTGAGGCTTTGGACGTAAAACCAGAGGTCGATTATCTCGTTCTCGATGTCTACCTCACTTACCCTTTCGTCCAACGAACCCCCGTGTTCCTTCTGCCCTGCATCGAACTTATCCCCAGCAACCTCCATGAAGTATTGGAGGGCATCGTCACGGGCTTTGTCCGGTGTTCTTGATTTTGTTAGTTCTTTGTATTCCTCCTCTGTCCTTGCTGTGTCCACACCGTAGGTGTTGGCTGTTTCTATGCACCATTGGCGTTCTGTCAGTTCCTCTGATTGCTTTGCTGTTGGTTCCTTCATTTACTTGTGCCTTTCTTGGTTATCTTGCGAAGTTCACCACTCTTGAGCAGTGCCTCCAGTTTTTCGTGAAGCCTTGTTCCGCGCTTCGCCGCTTGCCCCACCGTATCCGATGACTTATAGCACGGACACTTTGCCAGTGCTGGCAGTGATGACGGGGGGAAGTCGGGGTGGTGCGCCCTATCGTTATGATTGATGTCTGTCATAAAGTTAAGTGGTGAACGAGCGGGTCACGGCGTAGGCCATACGCTCGGTGTCTCAATATGAATAACAAAGACCACCCCCAGCAACCATCGCTGCCGCCCGTTCACCATGTTAATTATTTAAGGAAGTCATCAGCAGCGTCTTGTGCTGCCAGTTCCTTCAGTTCGTCAGTCGATGCAACGCCAGCTTTGGGCTTGTAATTGCTGCGCTTGTTAACCTTAGCTGCCACGTTCCCTTCACCGACAGCCTTGTTGCCATCATCATCGGGCTCGTCTGTCGCCAGACAGCAGATGCTTTGCAGGGAGTAGCGTCGAGCATAGGTCATTGCTGACCCAAGGGACTGCATATCAGCCTTCTTGTACTCCAAGGGCATCACACTCCTAATGGACTGCTCACCGTACAGCAGGGTGGTCACTAGGACTGTCTGCTGTGGAGTATTTTTAAGGGCTGAACCCTCCTCGGTTCTGGTTGTTGTTTCGGGTGCATACTCCACGGTTTGAGTCACGGCTATGCCGTGCTTGTTGAGTACGTTGCGACAGGCTTCAATCACCTCATCTAGCCCCGCATACTTGCTCTTGAAGTAGGGGTTGTCAGCGGACTTGACCGCTTTCTTTAGCTCCATCTGCGCCTTTGCAAGCACGGCTGGCAGCTTATCATTCTCACTATTCTGTTTACTTGGCATTGTTTTCCTTCTCTTTTATCAGTTCAAAGAAGGTTCCTGCGAGCATTGTAACCATCCACGGGCCGCCGTTCTTTCGATGGGCAACCACTGGCGGCTTCTCCCCGCACTCACCTTCCGCTTGTTTCATTGCACTATCTAACTGAAGTCTCTCCACCCTCTTCACCTCAAAGTGGTAGGGTAGGTTAGTCACCACATCAGGACTATCCGGTGAACCGGAGAATTGCTGGCCTCTCCTAGCTTCGTACCCGTGTGAGCGGATGACATCCCGCCACTCCAACTCACCTCGCTTTCCTTTGTTTCTGCTGTTCATGGTACTTAATCACTCAACTCCCTCCGCAGCCTCCTTGCCTCCTCCTCAAGAGACGCAAGCCTTTTGCGCTTCCTGTCCAACTCCATTCCCGGAAGCCCCACGAATCGGCACACCTCTATATGTGCCTTCTTCCCATACCTACTTGGCCTCTCTTTGCTGTGTGGGTGTAGTCGCCCGTCCGCTATGGCATCCCTCACCTTCTCCACTGAATCAAATCTGTCGCTGGGAGTGAGGTCGCTCCAATCCCCGCGCCCGTGTCTGCCGAGTCCGTCACTGTCTTCTCGATGAAGATAGAAACAGTTAAATGCGCGGCAACCGAGTCCCTTAAACTCTTTTTTGAATCGCGCATATCTCTCGTCCATATGACCCCACTCGGCCCTCGTCTCCTCGTCTGCGTATGCAAGAAAAGCTCTGTTCATATTACCTTCCTTCCTTTGTTTTCATTGTGTTCAAAGGCTTGTAAATGTTCAACCAGTTCGGAAAGTTCTGTTTTCATTTGTTCATTGTGCAAAGGTTGACGCATCAACCTATTAAGTGATGGAAGGAGTCACGCCCGTTAAGGAGGTGGGGGTTGGAGAACCCCGCTGAAGAAACGTGACGCAACCCCTCCCGTTATTCTGTGTATGCAGCTACCTTGGATTTGTCTATCAACATCTCAATGATGTCCCTCCTAGACCTTCCGGTTTCCCTGACGAGCATTGCAAGCTTGTCGTGGTGTGCCCTCGTCAGCCGAACGTGCAACCCTGCCCGCTCTATTATTTCCGGTTCGTACTTTGGTATGTCTGCGCTAGTCTCACTATCCATAAGCAGTATTATGTACCATAATGAGGTATCTGTCAATGGATAAGAAAGTGGGACGGCCCAAGGCATATATGAGACCCTGAACCGCCCCGACAGCCGCCGAAGAAAGGTAGACGACGACTGCTTAATTGTCTTCCAGCCATATGTGGATGGTCTTCTCGCAAATTCTAGCAGCCTCAATTTTCTTATCACACGCATCCTTTAGTGTGGCTGCACCGAACCCGACCATAGCTTGCCCCATTCTTTTCCTTACAAGCCCGCGAGTCTCGTGAATTTCCATCAGGCATCTGAGTTCTTCACAGAAATCCCTTGCACAATCCTCCTCATCCAAAGACGTTCTTCCTTCCATATTAAATTCCTTCCACTTGCTTCCCGTCCCAGAACCAGATGTCAGCATACTCCTCGGTTACCTTCTTCCGGTCATTCATTCTTATGTATTGAAACTTACCACAAACCCCACTGAAACACTTGAAGTCCTGTATGGGAACAACTGCTACCTTGGGTTTGCCGTTGGCACTTAGCTCGTCACCGCATACCAGCCTTGCGTGTGTCGCCCGTCTTGGCGGGTTAGGCACTCGCACCTCCCATAATCGGGAGCCTACTGTAACAACATCTTTTCTTTTGAATGGCATATTATCCTCCACCAACCCAACACACTGACGGCATTGTTGTACCATCAGCGTGTTGATTGGTCAAGGTGAGCTTTAGCCCATCACCAGCCCTTCGAGCAGGAGTCGGTCTAGCTTTTCGTCAATCATCATTGGCAAGTCGCGTTTGATGTGTACGGTATGCTTTCGGGCGAGCTTAACCTCCCCGCTAAACGCTAGGTTATCGCACACGAACGGCGCAATCCCTATCACCATCCCAGCAGCAAACCGCTTGTTGTTGCTGTTACGCAGCCCAAGCACATACTGGTAGGAGTGACACACACTGTACGGGTCATCAAACAACTCTGGCTGTGCCTTGTATGCTTCCACTCGACTCCCGTCAGGGTCAACAAAGTTCTGTATAAGCCTGTTAGCCACTTGAGTCTTGTCGGCAATAGCTTGGAGCCTGTTGTTGTCATTCCCGTACCTGCCTCCACGTTGGAGGGTGTGGGTGTATGCCTGTAACAACCTCCAAGCATTGTGGTTGCGTGAGTGTTCATCCCTTAGCACTTCCTCGTCTGAGCGCAGGTACTCCCTCTCTACGTCAAGGAGTTCAGTGGGCTTGAGTGGCGCACTGGCACTACCTGACCCGCCCTCGCATTGGAGCATACGGACAAGGAGATGATGACGCTGCTGTGCGTCTAAGTCAGAGTCCTTGAACAGTTGACACCTTGCGTCTATGGACGGCACACGAACGTCTGGCAGGGGTATAAGCCCGAACATACATTCATTGTCAGGAGTCAGCGCAAACTGGCCT